GCATTAGATAACCACATACATAAAACAACAATACAGCCATCCTTTGGGTAAAACAACAATACAGCTATCCTTCGCCTTTAAGTAGCTGCATACATACATACATGAAGCGATGGGAAAAAATAGCTGAGACGTACACGGTATGCATACGGACGTTTGCACCCCCACCCTACACGCTCCTGGGTATAATGAGTACCACACATACTTATACATCTACCACACAATCTACCACATATACCCACTCAATCTGAGTCAGTCCGGCTCCCGTTGGTCGTCCTCCTTAATATATACTATATTAGGGACAGGCCTCAAACGCAAGTATAGCTTGATTCGAGGTTTCATTTTTTGATACAATGGTATACCTAAAGTATTAATTTTTAGAACTATTACCTATAAAATAAGTAGTATTAATATTTGGTATCAATACTAATTTTTAGTACTTTTGTTATATGAGTATGAACAAGTACTGTAGTTATAATGACAATCCATTCAGAGTATCTTCTGATAAGTTCAGAGTCTACCCTCACCTTAAAAAAGTAACAGATGGCTATGACACGGTACACAAGCTTGGCGACCAAGAAGAGAGGATAAGTATCTATCCAAATGCTTACGAAGACTTTAGGAAGTTAAACTCTATGGCTATCAGCATCTTGAGTTATATGTTCAAAGAGATTTGTTACGACTATGTAAAGTTAAACGCTATAGAGCTGATGAGTCTATTGGATGTTAAATCTAAAAGTAATATCTACCGGGGTATAGAGGACTTGCTTGAGAAGCAATTCATAGCCAAGAAAGCCGGTACAGATGTTTACTTTATAAACCCATCAAAGATATTCAAGGGTAAGAGGTCTGAATGGTATAAGAAGACAATAGAGTTTGACGAAAACTATGACGGTTTAATGACAACAATAAACACGGATGAGTAACTTTTATTATAAGGCTAAAGAAGCTAGAAACCTAGTACAGATATCCATCAGCAATGGAGGATACTATGAATGTATGAACGAGGTGTCTAACCAGTCTAAATGGAGAAATATTCCAATAGAGTTATGGAATAGAGGTTTTGATAATGAGATGAGGAAACTAACAACTGTATGTCCTGAATATAAAAACAATGTAAATTTGAAGCATGAAACTGAATAGAGACAAAATAATAAAGTTGTACGAAGAGTACTTAGATAGAAACGATGTGGAAGGTTACCTACCGTATGTCAACGACCATATCGTAGATACTATTTGTTTTCTAATAGAGAACAATGATGTAATTGAAATTCACCCTAACTACACAACCAATGTAAGCTGGATTAAAATAAAAGACTAATATGAAAGGACTTAAACTAATGTTTGTTATTATTGTATATTTTATATATTTACCATATTTAATTGTTGTATTGTTTTTTGAGATGCTGAAGAACATATTTGAAGAAACTATTATTTATTTTCAAAACACTAACATATGATTTGTTACATATGCAGTAGGCATGTACTTAAGTCTTTAAAAGTAGATGGTGTTTCTTTTGGTTACTGTGACGACCATCAAGCTGATGTTCAGATAGGTGTTATTAAATTAACCTTAACTGGAAGTGTATCAGCATTGGTAGGCAGTAAATCAAAATACAAAGAAGGTAAAGTAAGTGCCGCGCAATTAGAATTTGATAAACAATATCTGCCAGAAGACTTAAACGATTTAGATGATTAGAAGTAAAAGCAAGACACAAACAAAGACAAGGAGTAGTTTTAAATCAGCACCTCCTAAAAGAGAGTCGCTTCCTAAACTATTAGAGAAAGCGCAAAAAGTTTTTAATAAGTACATAAGAGATAGAGACGAAGGGCTTACATGCATATCCTGTGGAGGTAACAATGCTAATCAGTCTGGACATTATTTTCCAGTCAAAGGTTTTGCGTATCTTCGTTTTAACGAATGGAATGTTAACAGGCAATGTCCAGGATGTAACATGTGGCTACACGGTAACCAAGCAATGTACAGAATAGGACTGGTTAAAAAGATAGGTGAGAAGGCGGTAATGGAGTTGGAGGCTGAAGCTATCAGCCATCGAATATATAAGTTTAGTATTCAAGAAGTAAAAGATATAATTCAAAAATACCAATCATGAGTTCTGCGTGGAAAAAAAAAGAAGGGAAGAATCCTAAAGGAGGTTTAAACGCAAAGGGTAGAGCTTCCTATAATAAGGAGACAGGTGGACATTTGAAAGCCCCTGTAAAGAGTGGCACCAATCCTAGGAGAGTTTCTTTTGCTGCTAGGTTTGCTGGCATGGCTGGGCCTATGAAAAAGCCAAACGGAGAACCTACAAGAAAAGCTTTAGCTTTAAAGGCTTGGGGATTTGGTAGTGTAGACTCAGCTAGAAAATTTGCTAACGCCCACAAAAAGAAATAACATGAAAAACAGTCTAGCAGGTACAAGTAAGGGTAAGTCTGAATCAGCAAAGTACTTTCAGAATAACCCTGAAGCTCGTAAGAAAAAGAACGCTTACAATAAAGAATACCACGCTACTCCTGAAAGAAAGAAGTATAGGGTGAAGCTTAATAAAGCTAACAGAGAAGCAGGAACCTACGGCAATAAAGATGGCAAGGATGCATCACATACTAAGTCAGGTTCTTTGGTTCGCGAATCGCAAAGCACAAACAGGGCTAGAAACGGGAAGGACGGAAAATCAACTAAAAAATAAACCATGAAAGCAAAAAGAAAGCAACTTGTTGTAAAGTCATACAACGAGCAAAAAGAAACACATGTTATTGATGGGCCTAACGGAGAAAAGATTCAGCTCTATATAGGACGTAAGTACGGAGAAAATAGTCGTGAAATAAATCCTACCGTATGTGAAGTGCTGAGTGTGGGAGATGAGATATCAACGGTAGAGGTTGGAGACTTAATTATAGTACACCACAACGTACTTACTAACGAAGGACAGATTATTAAAACAGACTACTCAGACCAATCTACTATTCTAGCTATTCATTTTGATGGAACAGTATATGCAAAGATTAATAAAGAAACAGGAGAGCCTATACCTTTGAATGGTAATCTAATTGCCAAAAGAATTAAGAAAGAAAACAAATCAACCTTACACGTTCCATTTGAAGAGACTATGGAAACTACCTTTGATATTGTATCTACCCCTGAAGACTATGATGATGTTCAACCAGGAGATAGAGTTCTTTGTTACAAATATTCTGATTATGAGATAGTGTATCACTTTAAGAATCAGCAAAAAAAAGCAATAAGAATTTGGAAAGATGATGTGCTTGGAGTATTTGATAAAGTGTCTTAAATTTGGCAATGAGTCAAGCACTAATAATTAACCTGACAAATGCTAGAAATTTTATAATAGACTTAAGTCCTATTAAGTATTTGAAAAAAGAATACTTAGTAAGTTCTGGAGTTGTATTATTTTTTGACAAGCAATACGATATGATTTTGTTTGGAGAGAGCTTTGATTGTATAGAGGACTTTGCAAAAGAGTATGAACCGGAAGATGCAGTTTATTATCATATCATTAGAGACTTAGTAGAACCATTAACAGAAGAAGAGATAGACAGTATTTATAATGGAGTGCTTGAAAACAAATTCTCTATACATCTTATAAACACAGAAGAAAAATTTAATGCTACAATATGTCTGAATTAGAAACAATAAAACAAGAACTATTATTATACAAGAGCGATGGTATGTATGCTTTATTCTTTGCCCTTAACAGGAAGATAAACGAACTATCTATTTCTTTAAATAGTATTACTCTTGACTTAAATGGTGATGATAAGACATTTGAAAGGTTTCAAAAGTTAACTTCTAGCTTAAAGGATATGGTAGACTCTGTGAACTGGTTAAGGGTTAACTATCTTAAAATGGATGAAGATGAAGCAAAGGAAGCCGAAAAGAAAGGCATTCCATTAATAGAACAACTCATAAATGAAAATAGAAAGCCAAAGTAAAGGAGTTAATATATCAGCAATTATTAACACCGATGCGCTTGAAAGAACTTTATCAGCCCCCTACAGAGAAAGAATAAAGCACTTAGAAGGCATCATTAAGAAAAGAGAATCCTACATTAAAAATATGCACTACCAACTAAGAAGAAGGAAGTGGATAATGTATTTAGGATTTATCTCTCATAAGATAATGAAGCCATTGCCTAAGAAACTTAACGTCAAAAGGATGTTAATTTTATTCTATATGTATGAAAGGAATTTTACTTCTATACAAAAGGTTCAATCTGACTTTAAACAATTAGGAGTGCCTCACACTTTAATACATGCTGATGTAAACATACTTATAGGTATGGGATTAGCCTGTAAGGACGGCAAAGGTTTTTATTATTTACTAGACAAGGGTAGAGAGGTAGTAGAGTACTACGAGAAGAATACATTGAGGATGTTCTTTAATATGGCTAAAATTAAACAAGACATTACCCAAGTAAAAGAAGCTAAAGAGATTTCAGACAAGCCTGGCAAGTACTCAGAAGAAGAATTAAAAAACAGGGCTGATAGATACCGCAAACTAATGAAACCATTTTGGGATACAGGCTATACTATTATGCCAAAAGATAAAGGAAAAAGAATTGAGATAGTATCATCTTGGATTAAAAAGAATAGAATAGTAGACGAATGGTATATTAAACTAATATTTAACTGGGGTTCAAAGTCCAAATAAAATGTTACATTTGTATTAAACACAAGAATATGTTTTCTAGTATAGACAGGCTTTTGCAAATGCACATGGACAAACCTTCACAAAAAAGGAAGAAGGATTATGGATTGCAAGTAGCTAAAGGTATATTTAATTCTGCTGATAGAAACTCGGATGGATATTACGGCAAGCGTTACAGAGTGTGGAGAGCTAACAGAGAATTTTCAATGGGGACAAACTCTATGAAAGAGTTTATGGACTTGCTGAGGGTAGAGGGTAACCAGACATATGTAGATTTAGATTGGAGTACTATTAAGATTGCACCTAAGTTTGTAGAGATATTACTTGGAACATATTTATCAAGAAGAGAGAAGCCTGTAGTTAAAGCTACGGATGATATGAGCGATTCTATTAAGGATATGGAAAAACAAGAAGCCATGTTCCGTATGAAGAATAAGGAACAGATAGAAGCTATTGAAAAAGAATTAGGACATCAGATTGAGTCTCAAAAGTTTATGCCTGAAGACGAAGATGACATTGCTTTATATTTTGATTTAGAATACAGACTACCTGAAGAGATATTATTTGAAACTAAGATTAAAAAAATCTTGGACGAAAATGATTACGGAGTCTTAAAAAGAACGCTTCTAAGAGATATTATAGACTGTAACTTTGCAGCTACTAAAGTTTACTTTGATGCCAACCATAACATTAGGATTAAAAGAATCAAGCCTGAGAATTTAATTTACAATGTTTTTGAAACAGACAACGGTAAAGACTTGGCTTACATAGGGTATGTTAACCCAATGAAGATTTCTGTAATAAGAAAAAAATACAATCTTGATGAAGAGACTTTGTTTAAGTTGGCGCAGAAAGCTTCTAGAGAACTTAAAAGACCTGAAAACCTTTATTGGAAAGATTCATACAAATATACCGAACTCAGACCGTATGATGATTACGCGGTATTGGTTTTCGACTTTGAAGTAAAGACTGTAGACGTAGAATATACTGTTAAGACAGAAAACAAATATGGCAATGTACTTGCTATACCTAAACAAGGTAAGCCAATGGCTCCGGCAGGACAAGAGCTAGCAGGAGAAGTTATTGAAGATAAGATGATGAACATCTATCATGGAGCTTGGGTATGCGATACTGATATCATGTTGGAATGGGACTTAACTTCCAATACAATACGTCCTTATAATAATGGCGTAGATGCTATGTTCAGCTATTCTATTATTTGTCCAAATGCTACAGGAGCTTTATTACCTTCGATGATTGAGAAAGCTATGGGGCCAATTAGGGCAATGCTTCTTATCAGAATGAAGATGCAACAGTTGATTGCTTTAATGAAGCCAGATGGATTCTCTGTAGACATTTCAGGATTTAGAGATGTTGATTTAGGCACAGGTAATTCTGTTGAGCCTTTACAACTAATGAAGATATACGACCAGACAGGTAGAGTGTTTTGGGATTCAACAGGGGACGATGGGCAACCTAAAGCTTTCCCTATTCAGCAACTTCCAAACAATGGAAACGTAGCTCAGTTAAATACTTTGATTAGTCAATACAACTTTAACTTAGATAGACTAAGAGAAGAAATGGGTATCTCTGAGTATAGAGATGGTTCAAGTGTACCTGTAAAGACTGGCCTTGGAGTAATGCAACAACAGATACAAAGTTCTAATAGTGCTACTGAATATATCTATGATGCTTTTACTTGTGTAATGGAAGAGACATCTGAAAAGGTAGCTATGATGTTATGGGATAGCGTTGTATTCAAAGCTACTAAGTATAAAGAAATGGAAGGCTATGATATGAGTCTTTTAGATATGACTTTTGATGTGAAGGTAGAAATGCTTCCTGATGAACAAAAGAAAGCTGAGTTAAATAATTTAATGATGCAGGCTTTACAATCAGGTGCTATTAGTTACGAACAAGTCTTTAAGATTAAAAACATTGAAGACGTTAAGTTAGCTGAGTTGTACTTGGCTAAAAGTATGAAGAGAGCTAAGAAAGATGCTGAAGAAAATGCGCAGAAGAATAGTCAAATGAATGCGCAGATACAACAACAAGTGTCTCAGCAAAAAATGCAACAGGACGCTCAGTTAAGTCAACTAGAATCTCAGGGTAAGATGGCGGTAAACAAAACTAAGGGAGACTCTGATAGAGATTTGGAGTTAATTAAGTTTGCTACTAGCATGTATATGGAGTCTTTAAAAACAGGACAACCATTACCGGATGAGATTAAACAAATGGCTGATTCTATTTTAGGAAGTGCGGTACAGGAGAAGATGCAACAGAAACAACAAGAGGCTGAACAACAACAAGCTCAGCAACAACAACAAGAACAAGAACAACAAGGGCAACAACAAGAAGAACAATAAAAAATAAAAACCATGAGTTTAGGATTAGGAAATTTTGATGCTAAAAAAAGCATGGATGTTTTTGGTAGATTAAAAATTACTAGACATCAAAACATTTACGATGCTGATTTTGAGTATGGAAGTCAACCACTTCGTTGGGAAAGCTATACAGCAGGCTCAGCTACTATTGCTGCTCAGCCTAATCAAGGAGGAGTTGGTATGACTGTTACTACTTCATCAGGAGATATAGCTATACGTCAATCAAGACCCTACCATAGATATCAGCCTGGCAAATCTATGTATATGGCTTCAGCAATATTATTTGGTGGGCCATTTTCAAATCAATATCAAAGGGTAGGTTTTTTTGATGATTCAAATGGAGCGTTCTTTGAGCAAGGAACACCTACTGTTTCTAACCCATCAGGAATGAATGTAGTAGTTCGTTCAGATGTAGGTGGAACTATTTCAGAGTTAAGAATACCTCAAACATCATGGGCTGGAGATTCTACTTTTACAAACTCTATCAATTGGTATAACATACAAATGTTATGTATTGAATACGCTTGGTATGGTGCTGGTATGGTAAGATTTGGTGTAATAATTAATGGTGAGACTCATTGGGTTCATAATATTGGATTTGGAAATTTACAAGGACAAACAGTTGCTTGGGCTAGAACCGGAAACCTTCCTGTTAGATATGAATTAAGAAATACGGGAGTTACTGCTTCTAATACAACAATGACGCATTGGGGTGTATCAGTAATGGTTGAAGGTCAATCAGATGAGCAAAGAGGTTTTACATATGCTTATGGAATGGCATTAGGAACTCCTCAAAGAACTGTATCATCTACTACAACTAGGTATCCTGTGTTATCGGTTCGTAATCGTGTAATGGGAACACTAGAGTATACTCAAGCAAGTTCAGCAATTACATCAGGTACAACAAGTTCAGTTACAGTAGCAGGAACTCCTTGGACTGTAAACCAATGGCAAGGAAGATTTTTTTATAACTCTACTTTAGGTTTTACTGCAAGGATTTTAAGCAACACAGCAAACGTTTTAACTATTGCAGATATTGTAACAGGAGGTGCTACAACAGCTTCAGCTTCTGGGAATAGTTATGTTATTGGTTTAATTAACAGAGGATTGATTCTTCCTTTACAATTGAATATTTCATCTACTGCGGTATGTACTGTAGAGTTGATTTCAAGTACAACATCTAGTCCTGTGGTATTAACTGGTGCTACGTTTACTCCTTTGACAAGTCTAGGTTCTACCTATTCATTTGCTGAAAGAGATGTAGTAGCAACTGCTTTAACAGGCGGAGAAGTTGTGTATTCTTTTTTAGCTCCTGCTGGTGGTTCAGGGTTGTTGCAAATTGACTTATCAAATTTCTTCCCATTATATAATACTATTCAAGGTAACAAACAGGACATTTTAACTGTAGCTGTTTCTACAGGTTCTGCTGCTGCTACTATTGGAGCAAGTATTGTGTCTCAAGAAAAAATGGCTTAAAGATGCTTTCTTTATGTGTGTTTTCATGGCTGAAAGGGCTGCCCATTCCTGGGCGGCCACTTTTATGAAAATTTTGTAATATAAAATTTTGTATATTTGCCTTAACGTTTTGGACAAGTAAATCCTAAAAACAAAAACAATATATGGAAATCACAGATTTGGTTCAGCAATATGCCGCTGAACAACAAGCAAGCAATAGTTCTTTAACAGAAACGACTTCTTTAAATCCAGTAGATACTACAACTGCCGTAAACGCAGATGTTGCAATTACTGAAGTTCAACCTAGTGTACAGACTCCAATGGAAGATTTAGACCCATTGCAAGAGTTTGCTAAAACATTATCAAGCGAACAATTAGAGGAGATAGAGGGTACACAAGTAGATGTCAATAATGAAGTCATAGAGTCTAGTGATGATGAAGTCTTAGATGAAGATGATTTTATTAAACAAAGAACTGATGGGGAGTTTTCATCTTGGGAAGAGTTGCGAGAAGCATTACAGGTTGAAAGAGCTAAGGAACTAAAATTTGAAAATGAAACATCAGAAGCATTATATAATCTCATTGCTGAAGGAAAGATTAACGAGGTTGCTGATATACTTTATAATAAAAAGGTAGCAGATGAGATTAAAAATAAACCAGATGAAGACGTATTAAAGTCTTATATCAAGTTTCAAAACCCAGAGTTTGATAGCGAAGATATACAGGCAGAGTACGAAGAAAAATATTCTATTGATGAGTTTGCGTTTGACGATTCCAAACTTAGAAGAGAACAAAAAAAGTTGTCTCAGAAAATCAAAAATGACGTATCTGAGGCAAGAGAGTTTTTTGAAAGGATGTCTGAGGATATTAAATTTCCGCAGTACGAAAGAACTACACAACAGAATGAACCTCAACAAGACGTTGAAGCCCAAGAAGAAAGGCAGAGATTTCTAGAGAGTTTAGATGGTGTAGAGAATCGTTTGGGAGCCTTACAATTTAATTGGAAGGACGACAAAGCAAGTTTAAACATCAATGGTAAGTTTGAAATCCCTGCGCAGGAAATTTCAATATACCGTGATGCTGCTGAAGGTTTGCAAGATTATTATGCAGAGAGGTACTACCAAGACGGTAAGTATCAATCTGACAAACTTTTAAAAGACTTGTATATTGCTGATAACTTTGATAAGATAATTCAATCTGTTATTAGTCAAACGGCTAATCAAACAAGAATTGAAATGTTGAAGCAAAGGAAAAATATTACAACAGACGTTCAACAAAGCGGCACCTATCGCCCTAGTGCTGCGGACGAGGAGAAGAATCTTTTCGACCAACTATTTATGGGGCATAAACAAAGACAATTATAAAATAAAATAAAATGGCTACAAATACTTTTCCATCAACTCCTACTCCTAATGGGATAGCTTCATCAGCAACTAATAGGACGCTGTTGAACAACTTAAACATCTTTGACCGTTCTTTTGAAAAGAACTTGGTTAGAATCTATGGTGCTGAAAACTATGCGATTGTACAAATGGCATTAGGTAACTCAGTAATGGAAGCAAAGTCTGACAACAGAAGCTTCTACCACTATGAGAAAAGAGGACTTCACCAATCAGTAACTGTTAACGCACAAATCACAGCTCCTTCTGCTGGTGCTGCTGTAACAATAACTTTAGGTTCAGGTTCTTATTTTTCTTCTGGTACTCAATCTCCAATCCGCGTAGGTGAGGTGGTTCGTATTATGACTTCAGGTATTGAAGGACAAGTTACAGCTATCAACAAAGGAACAGCTAACGCTCACACAGCTACTATTTTACCAGTTCGTTCTACTGATGCTTTTGTATCAGCAGGTTCTGCAAACTTGTTAGCAGGTGAGTTCTTGTTACTTCGTGGTGCGGTTAACATCGGTGAGCAATCAACTGTGTTAGATGGTATCTCTCCTTTATTGGATAAGATTACCAACACAACTACTGAACATCGTGATGACTATACAATTACAGACCGTGCAGATATTGAAAAGAATGAGGTTGATTTTGGTAATGGACAATATTACTACTACTACCTTGCAATGGATGACATGAACAAGCGTTACATGAACCAGGCTTGGTTTAAAATGCTTGAGGGTGTTACTATTGACAACTTAGGTTCTTATGGTGGTTCAGTTGGTACTACAGGAGTTATTCCTCGTGTTGCTGCTGCTGGTTCTACTATTCAGTACACAGCTTCTGCTGGACCTGCAATATCTGATATCCACACTTTGACTCGTACTTTTAACTTCTACGGAGGTGCAGGTGAGTATCATTGGTTACAAGATATCTATCAAAGACAAGCCGTTAATGACTTATTGTTTGGTAAATATAACAATGGTGCTATCCGCTACGCTTCTGTAGGTGGTAACGAAGAGGCTTCTGTAGCTTACGGTTTCAATAGCTTCTCTATTGATGGGTACACTTTCCACTTCTTCTTAAACAATGGATTCTCTCCTGAAGCTGTATACCAAATTAATCCAGGTAGTCAGGTTCCTGAAAAGAGAAACTATGGTTTCTTGATTCCTCAAAAGATTAACAATGATGCTAAGACCGGAAAACAATTCCCTTCTTTCCAAATTGTATTCCAAGAGGTTAATGGACAAAGAGTATTAACTACTGAAACAGGTATGTTGGCTCCAAGCAACAAAACTACAACTGCACAAAAGACAATCTCAATGTTGTCTTTCCCAGGAGTAAGAACGTTTGCGGCAAATCAGTACGCAATCTTCCAAGGTGTGTAATCTTAATTGTTCAAATAATAATCCCTCATCATTTATTTGGTGGGGGATTTTTTATGTCAAGATGTCCCAAAAAATAAGTTGGCATTCTTGTTGGTATCTATTATATATTATATAACTTTGATAAAAATTTTTAATTATGGCAAAAGCAACTGAGTTGGCAAGCGTACCAACATTAGATTCGCCAGTAACTTCAAGTAAGAAGATAGCTGCGAAGAAAGCTAAGAAAGAGCCTGAGATGTATATTTTCAGACTTTTAAAAGAACACCCAAAGTACCATGAAGGTGCTAGTGTATTTCCTCCCTACTTTACAATTCCAAACACAGACATCATCTTATGGAATTACGGTACAGAACAAGAACCTGATTTACAGCCTAGGGAAGTAAGATACATTGATGGAATGAAAACCATTTTTGTAGATGAGCAAGAAGTAAACGGACCTTTAGCTGATAGCATTTTAAATAAACAAACAAATATTATAACTTTTAATGATGGGCATTTAAGAGTGCCATCTTGGAATAAACCACTTGTAGAGTTCTTAAGGTTAAACAATCAATGTTCAGCCAACAAGAATAAATTCAAGATGGTTACCAATACCTATATGTTATTAGACTATGGTAATACAGATGATAATGTAGTTGAGTTAGGTAGAAAGAAAGATAGGGCTTATGATTTAGCGCGCTCAGCCTCCGAGGACGATATGGTACCTCATGCTAAATTTTTAGGCATCCCTTTCACACATGCAAGCACAGGAGAAGAAAGAGAGATGGACGCAATCAGAGAAGACTATAAAGCAAAAGCTTTAGCTGACCCTGAGAAGTTCTTATTGATGGCAAACAACCCTAAATTAAAACTAAGATTCTTAGTAGAGAAAGGATTAGAAAAATCAATCATAACAACAGGCTTGGTTAAGAATCAAGCTCATTGGGTTTCCACTAAACAATTAATTCATCAGCTACCTGCCAATCAAACGGCTGTAGATGCTTTAACTGAGTTTGCTTCTACGGAAGATGGCTCTGGTTTTATCAGCACCCTAAGAATGCAGTTATAATTATTTTGCATAGATGTATCATAATGATAGCCCTCGTATTTCTATACGGGGGTTTTTTGTTATATTTGTACAAAATAGTCTCATGACTGTAGACGAAGTTTATTCCATACTTAGATTTATAGTAAGAAAGAATCAGCTAGGAAGCTTAAGTCCTGCCGATTTTCAATATGCTATAAATTCTGCACAAAGAAATTATTATGATTTTTTAGTAGGTAGAATTGAGCAGTATCAATATGGAAATGCAAGACCTAGGGTAGGCTTATCAATGACTGATAACGTGGTGTCAAGATTGATGCCATTTGAACAATCAAGTGTAGTTACTGTAACAGGAGGTTTAGCAACAAAGCCAACAGGTTTTAATAAGTTAATAGGCATGTATACTCCTAATATATACAGAGTATATAGAATAGAAGAGGATTCTTTTGCTGAGAGGATGCAGGATTCAATAGACCCTGTAGATGAAGAG